CATGGCCAACCTGGACAATATAAATATATTTGATTATCAAGCCCCAACTCCTGAAGAGTTGTTGGCAGCTGGCCCAGGTGCAACAGTTGAACCAATATCCGCATATGAATCTCTCCAGGCACAGCAATCTCAATTAAGCAGCGATCCTGTTATTAGACGACTGCAACAAGTAGGCCGTGGCATAGGATCTTTTTTCACCCCACAAACACCGTTAGATATTTTACTTTCAGGTGTAGCACCAGCCAAAGCGGCACAAACAGTTTCCAAAGGAATCCAGGCGTTGCCCAAAGATAAAGACCTGGTTTTTGTACATAACACATCCGAAGATGCAATTAAAAGTTTTGATGCGATGGGCGGGATCCCATCTCCAAGCATTGCGGTCACTAAAGCCGATCAACCCCATACTGGTTACGGCAATATTCAATTAATCGGCAAACCTGAAAAATTTGATCCTTTAGTTGATCCCAGGAATAAAATTTATTCAGCGGATGCTTTTACTCCAAGAGCACCAAAAAAAATACGCCTAGCCAAAGAAGGTGCCGAAGATCAATTTAAAAAAGATTACAAAGAATTCTTGAATGATGATCTTGAAGCTAAATTTGTAGAACGTGGATTTGAAAGCCTACAAGGTCTTAAGAAAAATAGAGGCCCGCAAATTTTAGAAGTTGATCACGAAACTCTCGAATCTTTCTTTTCAAATACCAGGGTTCCAAAAATAAAATTCTTAAAAGAAATTGGCCGAGATCCAGCAGATCTAAAAAACAAGCCATTCCCACAAAATAAATACAACGAATGGGTTAAAAAAGAAAAAGACAAATATTTAACACAAGATGGAGTCTTTACTGTTTTTGATGACTTTGAGGGCACCATGGTCGCAAAACCTTATACCTTAGACAATGTTGTTGAAAACATGGTTCAAGAAACTCAAAGAGCTGGAGAAGGAGGTTTAGGCGAAATATATGGTGGAGGAAGATTAAAAGCACTTATGGCCGAGGAATTTAAAGACTTACCCGATGTAAAAGCTAGAAAAGATCTTATACAAGAAAAACCTGCATCTTACGCAATAGAGGAAGATATTAATAACATCTTAGAAAATGTGGATCCATATTTAAGCGACATGACAGACGATATAATGGTATCCATCGGACAATCATTAAGAGCTGGAGAAAAAAACCTTGAGTCTATTGTTAAAAATTCTTTAGTTGGTGTACCCAAAAACAAACAAGAAGAAGTTTCTAAAGAGATAGCCCAAACCCTCAGACTCAACGCCATGCGGCCCGTACAATACTTCGAAGCCAAACCAACCAGGGCTGTAGGCTTTGATGAATTTGCAGGGGCCATCGTGCCTGAAAATACCAGCAAAGAAGTTGTAGATATTCTTGAAAAAAGAGGCCTGAAAGTTGTCAAGCAAAAACTTGATGATGTTTACGATTACGGCAAAGGCAAGATCAGACAGCAATTTAAAGACCAATTTTTCTCCATTGGTTTACCCGCAACAGGGGCCACAGCCTTAGGCATTCAAAACACTGACATCTTCCAGGACGACAACTCTTAAAAGAATCATGTATAGTGGTTTAAACCTGGACCACAAATGTCAAAGCAACAACGTGTAGGAAGAGCAGGAGAATATTTAGCAGCTAGTTACCTGGCCCGAATATTTGACGAAGTTTTAACAACCTCNGAATCTTCCAGGTTCGACTTCTTTTGCACCAGCGATACCAGGAATATCAAAGTCCAGGTCAAGTGCACTGACACAAGTTTCGATCATCATGGTTCTCAAAGAGTTAGATGGGATATCAAAAAGAAAGTATCAGGAACCAAGCAGTATCGACTGTATGCACCCGAGGAAGTGGATCTGTTTGCTTTTGTTTGTTTGATTAACGATAAAGTAATTTTTGCGGCCAACAAGAATCTTGGCAAGACATTTCAAAAAAAACTAGACTACATCGACACGGTAGATTCGATGCAGTCTTTAGAATTAGCTTTAGAAGTTTTAGAGGTTAAAACCGACCCTCTATAATCACCTCATCCTTCTTACGTTTGTCTTTGTAAGAACGAACCTGAGAACCATTGCGGTAATAAGTGGTGAAGTGGTGAATACCCTCAGGCTTGTTAATGGTTATCTCAATACCCGAAACACCCCTTGCATATGCCTCTTCTTTCAGCTGCTCATTTCTTTTTTCTACCATTTCTGTATATTGTGTCATTATCTATCCTCCCAATGCATAGCTACGAGCAAAAGAGCTAACCCTGCCCCCAGCCAAGTTAAAAAACCAATTCCAAAAATATATCCAATTATCTCAATCATTCACTATCTCTCTATTCATAAAATCTTTATATCTCCCCAAAATAGCCAAGCTATTTTCATTCACTTCATTAATAAGATTATCATAGATTTTTAGCTGTTCAATAAGACTTTGAATATCACCTCTTTCATTGTTGATATCTTCCTGGATTAAACTTCTTTCAGATTCACAGATCTCCAACATTCTCATGCTGATAGCCTTGTCGACCAAATCAGTGTGCAAATAAATATTATCGGTTTTCGTATCGTGATAGGCCCTGGATCTTCCCAAATAATTGTTATTAGGAACTATGGTGTCAACGAATCTATCCTGGGATTTATCCTTAAATACATAAGCTAATAATTCATAAGAAGGCATGGTTTCGAATTTATCTGTCATAGTGTCACTTTCCCTTTAGGTGATACTTTGGCCAAGAGATTGCCCTGGTAGTCCCGCAGACACCAATCGCCAAAGTTGTTAATTGAACTGGTTTTCTCACACGGATATTCAATATTCGTGGAGTTATAAACATCATAGCAAAAGCCACGATACTTAAAAGTAGCAGTGGTAAAATTATGCTTGTTTTTCATAATTTCCAACCCCCATCAATGTTTCCAGGTGCCCATTAGTAGTGACAGCGTTAAGATGCAAGATCCCAGTACCACCCGCAGCTTTCCAGGCATTGATGTTTTTCAGCCTGTCATCAACCAAAACATGTCCTGGTTGAGCAAATTTGGCCTTTTCTACACCCTTTTTAGTGATATGCACAGGCATATCCTGGTCCACATACTTTCTAATCCAATCGGTTTTATCCTGGCAAACCATGTCATGGTTGACAACACCCGCACAAGTTAAGATCTCACAAGGCACNNCCAAGGACTTTGCATAGTCAACCAACTNCTGCATGTCGGGCAGCGGAGTCANCTTCTTGAATAAACCCTTTTCAGTGAAGTCTTTCTTGTTTTGATCGTAATGCTCCTCACCGCTCAAAGGCCCGTTGAGAAACTCGGGCCCTTGAATCGTACCAACGAAGTCCGCCAGGACTCCATCCATGTCTAAATAGATTTTTTTAATCATGCCGCCTCCTCGTATTGGAAACCGTCAATATCAAAATTGTCTATGGCAACAGTCTCGCCATGAGTTTTGTAAATGGGACCAGTTCGACCTGCTCCAAGCGGAACCAGGAACCAATAGTTGGTGCCATCAAATAAAACATCACCGCTAGAAGTAGAACGTAAACCCATAACCTGGCCAGTTCTTTTGCTCACGATCAAATCAGTTGTAACTTTGATTCTTGGATCGTAGTCCTCGTTGATGATCTCAACCCCATCGTATTGAAAGATCTTTTCCCTGGACCAAGATCCCTCTATGTTCTGAGTCAATCGAAAGGCCTCGTTGATGGTTTCAACATCGACCTCCGCAACTTTTGTATAACCCTTGGTATTGTTACCAAATTCGTTAGCTTGAAATACTGTAATCATTACATCACCTCCAAAATATCGTCAACATAAATGCTTCCTATTTCATCAAACAAACCAACTTCGGCTCCTTTGACATTAACCAACAATGTTTTTTTCAACCCCTTGCCTTGCTTGATGCTTTCAACCGCAACAGCACTAACTGGAACGCCTAAATGTCCAGTGATCAGTTTTGTACCCTTTTTAATATTTTCAATATTTTTAACAGCCATTACGCCACCTCCTTATTTTTTATTTTTTTATCAACTTCATCAAACCAATCTAGTGTTTTGATAACCTCGGCTAACAAACCTTTGTGTTGTGAATACCCGCCTAAATAAGCTACAGCTTTTAATTCATTTGGTTTGTTTTTAATTTTTACTTCAACCATTTTCATTACGCCACCTCCTCTGCATTTGGGTTTAATTCCCATTGAACATTTGCACCTTTAGCCATCTTTCTAGCGGCCAAATCTTTAAGATAAACATGCAACCAGTAAGCATCAGTCTCAAACCAGTTGTCGACCTCGCAGGCTTGGTAGTTCCAGCAAGCAAGCATGTTGTAAATATCGTCACTACCAAGATCACAATAACCAACACCAGTCAACAAGCTGATTCCAATACCGTCAGTTGCATAGGGAAGAAGATCCAAACACTCATTTACATAATCAGCATAGTCTTTAGGATCTTCACCGTATCTTGCGACCAAGCTATCAATGTTGGCTTGGGCCAAAAGTTTGACCATGTTCTTAGGATCACAGTCAATTTTTTCTTTAGTGAAACAGTTGTATGCATGGTTGAACTTCTTGTTCTCAGCATACTTAACTATTTCAGCTATATGTTTTGGATTTACTAAAAAAGCACTCATTTACGCCACCTCCTTTTTGTAAATGTTTTCACCATTAATAACCACATCAACATTTGCTTTCCACAAAGAAACGCTGACTACCATGTCTTTGCAAACATCGTAAGTGTCCATCACCTTTTTTATTGCTTCACAATCGTTTTCCGCATAGATGAAAACCCTTGCAGCATGATCAAATTTATCGCTTTTATACACGACTCTGTATTGGTTCATATTCCCTCCGCATTTTTGAAAATTAATAACCACATCTCCTATTATGCATATTTTGCAACTATTTGCAACAATTTATAAATAAATATTTATTTGTATAAAAATGTATACAACGACACGGAAATCTGTATAATAAGAAGTGGAGGTAATGATGATGAAAAAAGAATTGGTAAGTTTCGTCCCCAAGCCCAACGCCCTTGGGGGTCATAACTGGTGTGTGCCTTATGCCTGGGCCACTCTTCTTGGCAAAGACTATGATGATGTCTACAAAGATATTTGTGATTGTCTTGGCCGTAAGGTTCGAGGAGTTTATCCCAGCGAGGAATACACCATTGCAAAATACTTTGGCGAGGATGGCACCTGGCTTGAGTGTCATGAGATTCCTTTTGCCTATGGTTGCAGACCAGTAAACAACTTAAGGAATGTTGGTAAGTGGATCAAGCAATTGAAAAAAGCTGCTGAGTATAAAAACGAAAGATACTTCATGATCCATGTCACTGGCCATGCCATGGTTTGGGACGATAAGTTAAAACTTATTATTGATAACCAAAATCAAAAGTGGGTGCCAGCTGACAAACACCACAATCGTTTGAAAAAATTAAAAAGAATTGGTGTGGTCAAAGGTGTTAATCCTGGGCCAGGAGTTCCAGCTGTTAAGCAAGTTGGCCAAAGCGATGCGGCCAAAGAGAAGAAAGTCTATTACAACCGTGTGCGAAGAACTTGCAAAAAGTTCAACATACAACTTGAGTATGTTGGCGAACACAAAAACTACACTGGTTTGAAAATCAGAGGGTGGTCTTTCGGAGGTTACATGAAGATCAACAACAGCGACATTAACTGGAAAGCGGTTTACGAATATTTACAAAATAAAGGTTTTAAAGGAGGTGTTAAATAATGACTGATAAAATATATGAAACCAACAAGCACGGAGTTGTAACCAACTACGATACTGAGGTCTTAGAATTTCCTAAGTCCTACAAATTTGACCTAGAGTTCAAAAAGGCAGAAACCCCCGATGGCATTGCCATGGGTTATTACTGGAGCACACCGACCAGCGGCAGCGGCTCACCTTGCAGCACCCCACTGGATGGCGAAACTGTAAATGAGTACAAGGTCAAAGCAATCAACCATCTTATAAAATGTTTACAGGTAAAATGTGGTGTTGCTCCTGGCTGGTATGCAAACACTGCCCCCAAGATTATTAACAAACTTGAAAAATATAAGGAGGAACTATGATTATTTATCAAGACAAAAAAGTAACGCCCAAGGTGTATGCCAAGCACCAGGTGTCAGATCATTTGATGGAACTGTTTAACAGTCCTGAAAAATTCATGGATGAAAATTTCAAGAATGCAACGTCCAAGGAGCAAGAAGAAATTCTTCGACACGTTAGCTTGTTTGAAGATAGAGTGCACAAGGCCCTGGGTGTAAAATTCAAAGAGATCATCAGCACAACCAACTTCACCAAATCTATCTAGTTGCTAATGCTGATGAAAAAATATATTATAAAAAGTTGTAAAAATGTATAAAGGAGTAATTATGCCAAAAACTACAAAGAAGAAAGAAACCAAAGCTGCGGTTAAGCCCAAGGCAACAAAGACTGTTTCTAAAAAAACTGTTCAAGTCCAAGAGAAAAAATACACTCTTGGAAATTATGCTCTAGCTGCCATCATTCTTGCTGGTATTATTGCCCTGGCCTACTATTCACAATAATGATAAAGCCTAATACTCAAATCAATAACATTTATGGCTATGTTCGTGTTTCAACCTACGAGCAGGCCACAAATGGTTGTTCACTTGATACTCAAAAGAAACTGATCAGCCAGTTTGTCAAAGACAAGTTTGGCAAAGAGGTGGATCATTTCTTTGTTGATGCTGGTGAGTCAGGTACCGTGTCGATCAATGCGAGACCTGGATCCAGGGACATGACTGATACCATTGATGAAAACGATATCATCATCACCACCAGGTTAGATAGACTCTCCAGGAATTCTAAAGATCTCCTGGACATCATTCCTAAACTTGAAGAGATAGGTGTCACCATGTATTTCTGCCAACAGTTTGGCGATATACCGATTGCCTATCCCAAGCAGGACAAAGAGAAAGGTTTACATGCCAGGTTCGACATGAATGAAATGGCCAACAAAATTATGTTGATGGTTTTATCTGCTGTTTCTGAGATTGAACACGGCAACATCAAAGACAGATTTAACGATGGCAAATTAGATTGGGCCTCAAAATCTTATGCGGTGGGTGGATCTGTGCCTTTTGGTTATCAAAAGGTTGAAGAGAAGCACGGCAGAAAAAGTCGTTGGAAGCTGGTGGAGATCCCCGAGGAACAAGAAGTCCTCAGAACCATTTACAAATGTCAACGTAGAGGCCTAGGTGCAAGACGTATTGCCAAGCAGGTTCAGAACATGCATCCTGGCTTTGAAGATTTCCCTTACTGGAAAGTTCACAACATTCTAAACAGAAAGGTGCAAGGCCTTTCATTTCAAGAAGCGGTCTAAAAAAATGGGCTATAATATAGCCCATGGCCAATCAGTTTGATGACATTGATATCTTCGACACATCGCAAGATGTAGGATCCATTGAACCTACTGGTCCTCAATACAAAAGTTTAAGCGATGCTTACTTCGATTATCTTGTTGAAGATCCAATAGCAAAACAAGTCACAGGAGGTGATCCCCTAAAAAAAGCCTTAAGGTTTGTATCTGAATTTGTGCCAGGTGTTTCAACCGAATTAGCACTTAGAGAAAACGATCCTTTGGGCGTAGCTTTATCTTCCCTGGATTTATTTCCAGCCACCAAACTCATACCTCCAGCCATTAAAAGAGAAGCGGCTGAACAGACCTTTAAATTTATATCTACAAAGGATGCTGATGCAATTGTTCCTTTAAATCAAATTGAAAAAGTCAAAGATCAATTTGGCAGAGTTATAAAATCGGATGAGGATAAAGTCAAACGAGCACAGTCTCTGATGAAATCAGCAAGCGAAGGACAACCCTACAAAGGCATTAGCATAGATAAGAGACAACCCATTGAAGTTTTAAGAATGCCTGATGGATCTTTGCAACAAATTGGTGGCAAATCGACACGGGAGGCAATAGAATTACTTGGGGAAACTGAAGCACCCGTTAAAATATTTAACAGTGTTGATGAATTTGAAGTCTATGATTCTGCTCGCAAAGCAGCCAAAGAAAGAGGCAGAGTAGACAAAGCCTATCAATTGCAGCCAACAAAAGGCGACCCAACTTTTGAACAGCCACTGAAAGATCTTGGCGATCAAAAACTTGAAAGTACAACAATAGAAGTATTTAAGGCCCCACAAGCATCTCTCAAAACAGCAGACGATATTTACAACCAGGCCCAAAAAACTAATAACGCATTTCAATCTGATATTAAATCTATTGCAGATGATCTTAATTTGGAAAAAGCTCCGAAATATAAATACGATGCTGATGCAGATGAACTTATTGATGTGGAATTAAAAACACTTGATAGCATTAACAAAAAAATTAATAAAAAAAGTTATGGCACTGCTGGCGAATTAACCGACAGCATGAGAACAAGGGTGTATGTTAATACAGCCGAAGAGGCTAATGAGGTTGCAAGAAGAATAGCCAATGAATATCCAACGATTGACTCAGGCAATCAAATTTATAGTAAAAGTGGTTTTACTGATAGAAAATTAAATGTTCAGGTTACTGGTGATGACGGTCAGGTTATAATTGGTGAGATTGGAATAATCCATAAAGCAATGGCTGATGCAGCTGATGAAGGACATAAACTATACAAGAAACTTGATCAAATTGATGCTGACTATGCACCAGGCTCTGACATTCCTTTCGATGTTATCCAAGAGAAAGAACAATTATTACAACAATCACAAAATTTATACACCAATGCAAGAAACCAAATGGATCCAAAATTCTTTGAAGATATTATCGTGTTAGAAAAAAGATTTGGTGGCTATGTAGGCAAGACAGGAAGCTCTTCACCTATAGATCCAAACGCTTGGGTAAATTCAGATTTTGATAGTTTAGAACCGTTTTCATACCAATCTGTAACATTGGCTCCACTTGCTGGTCGCCAATTATCATCTAAAGGCTTCATAAAGAAACCCTTGAAAGTAGATGTAGATGAAGGAACAAGGACAGCAGGCCCTTTTTCCCAAGAAAAATATAAAGTATCCACAAAAGATATTATACAGGATAAACCCAGTAACATCTACAAACCCCTCCAGGGTGGTAGGAAACTAATCTAATGGCCAACATTACAGGCTGGGGCAGAGGCACTTTTGGCGAAGGTGCGTGGTCAGAACCAATACCCGTAGAACTAACTGGTCAAGCGATTACCTCAGGCATTGGCTCATTAACAGTCATTGCAAAAGCTAATATTGATGTAACAGGCCAAGCAATCACTTCAGGCCTTGGTGGTGTTTCCATCATCGCAAAAGCAAACATTGAACCCGCAAGTCAATCTGTAACTGTTAATTTAGGATCTCCTGCGGTAGATGCAGAAGCTAATGTAGCAGTTGATGGCCAACAAGCAACCGCTGGCATAGGTACAGCTGCTGTTAATGCTCAGGCCATCGCAACTCTTCCAGGCCTATCAGCTGGTTTAGGTGTAGCTGCCGTGTCGATAGATGCGGAAGCTAATATTGAATTAACAGGTATCAGTTCAAGCCTGGGTGTTGCATCCGTACAAATTGATGCCGAAGCAAATGTTGAATTAACAGGAATAACATCAACCCTTGGAGTTTCCAGTGTGGTTATTGATGCAGAAGCTGATGTTGATTTAACAGGTGAACTAATTACAGCCTCACTACCATCAACGACTAACGAATGGACAGCTAATAACGGAGCAGCTATTTCTACTGCTCAATCTAAGTTTGGTGGGGCAAGTTTATTATTAGATGGTATAAACGACAATGTAATTTCTAATACTGTTTACGATTTTCAATCAACTGCCTTTACTGTTGAGTTTTGGGCAAGACCAGCAAATGTAACACAAGATGAGGTACTTTTAGATACAAGAGATTCAACATCTAATACTTCTATATATTTTAGGCAAGCAGGAACTACTCTTTTAATCGGCAGAGGAACAGTAACTTTACTTACTGTTAATAATGTATTTTCTGCTAACACTTGGGTTAGCTTGGCTGTAACAAGAGGTGATCCTTTTACTAATACT